ATCGTCGGAGCTCAGCAGCCCGCTCTACTACTGGGGCGTCCAGTTCGAGCGCCTGGACATCCCGCTCAACCCCAACCTGGAGACGGCGCCGAACAACCTCCTCAGCAGCTACACCCAGTTCCTGGGCCTCGCTCAGCTGGACCAGCTGGTCACCGGCTCCGGCGCGGACACCTTCAACAACAACAAGTTCAGCCTGGCCAAGGTCGCCTTCTCCAACGCGGCGATCACCGACCTGACGGCCTCGATCGACGCCCACATGCGTGAGGCTGCCTACATCCGCAACGGCACGCTCGATAGCACGCAGTACACGATCAACGACGGAGTGTTGCCTTCCCCGCGCATCACCCTTGCCACGCTCCTCGGCCGGGGCACGGCCCAACAGTTCAACCGCTTCGCCCCCTACTTGAAGTTCAGCACCTTCATGGCAGGCGGTTGGGACGGCGTCAACCTCCTGGACCAGGACGCTCGAAGGATGAACGACTACGCCACCAGCTTCGTGGGAGAGGCCGCTGCAGGCTTCACCTCGCCGGGCTTCACCATCGCCCAGTGCGGCACGGGGCAGTCCAACAACGCAGTCAGCTCCTACGTCACGGCCATCAACGTGATGACGGATCCTCTCCAGGTCAACCACAACGTCCTGGCGATCCCAGGCATCCGTGAGCCCTTCGTCGCTGACTACGCCAGCCAGCAGGTCAAGCAGTACGGCCTGGCCTACTACGTCATGGACGTGGAGCGGTACGACGAGAACGCCAACCGCCTGTTCGACTTCACCACGGGTTCGACTGGCGCGCTAGCTCGGCCCGACGTCAACCAGACGGTTCAGAACTTCAACACCCGTGCCATCGACAACAACTATGTCGGGACCTACTTCCCCGACGTGGTGGTCGATGACCCGACCAACAACCGCCGCGTCAAGGTCCCGGCCTCGGTCGCAGCCCTGGGCGCCCTGGCCTTCAACGACCGGGTCGGTTACCCCTGGTTCGCTCCAGCAGGCTTCAACCGTGCTGCGCTCGACTTTGTCAAGCAGGTCGAGGTTCGCCTCAACGCTTCCGACCGGGACACGCTGTACTCCAGCGGCCGCATCAACCCGATCGCCTCCTTCCCGCGGCAGGGCTTCGTCATCTTCGGACAGAAGACGCTGCAGCAGAAGTCCTCGGCCCTTGACCGGGTCAACGTTCGGCGCCTCATCCTCGAGGTCAAACGCATCATCATCAACATCGCCAACCAGCTGGAGTTCGAGCAGAACACGCCAGCAGTGTGGAACAAGTTCGTCTCTCAGGCTGCCTTGCAGCTGGGTCTCATCCAGGCGCAGGCAGGCATCGAGGCCTTCCAGGTCATCATGAACGAGAGCAACAACACTGCGGCCGACATCTCCCAGAACAAGCTCAATGGTAAGGTGGTCGTGGTGCCTACTCGGGTGATCGAGTTCATCGCCATGGACTTCATCATCACCCAAAGCGGCGTCCAGTTCGTCTGATAGTTTCACAGCCGCGTTCTCTTGGCGAAAGCCATAGTTAGACGGGAGGGCTAGTCACAGAATGGCACAGCTTAAGTTTGGGTCAGCAGGCGTATCAGCCACGGAGATCGACCTCTCGCAACCGCTGGCCGCCCAGCCCGTAGGTGTCCCCGCGGGCATCATCGGTACCGCGGCCAAGGGACCCGCGTTCTTGCCTGTCACGGTCGGACTGGTGGATGACTTCTATCGCAAGTTTGGCCTGACTGACGGCGTCAAGTTTGGGCCACTGGCTGTGTCCGAGTGGCTTCGCAACGCTGGGTCTGTGACATACCTCAGGGTCCTCGGTGCGGGGGACGGGACCAAGCGCCTCACCAACGGCGATGTCAACCAGGCAGGCTTCACTGTCGGTGAGCAGGAGCCCCAGAGCTCAGCCCAGGGCTCGCTTGGCAACAACCCATACTCCAACTTCGGCGGCGCCTTGGGCCGCACCTACTTCCTCGGCTGCTTCATGTCCGAGTCAGCGGGTTCTACACGGTTCAGCTCCGCCGGCATCCAGCAGGCGGGATCGCAGGCCGCCGCTCCGATCGTCCGCGGCGTCCTGATGGCCGCATCGGGCGTCATCCTGACACTCTCGGCGTCTGCACCGGGCATCACCAATTCCAAGCCTTCAGCGACCTCCGTCGCTTCAAACACCAACGGATCGGCCCTCGGTGACGTGACGCTCCTCGCCGGCGCTGTGGCAAAGCAGGACTTCGTCCTCCTCCTCAACGGCCTGCAGGGGACCAACCCGCTGTACCCGAACGTGATCACGGCGTCATTCGATATGACGTCGCCAAACTACATCGCGAACGTCCTGAACACCAACCCTGCTAACCTGCAGCAGGCAGGCCACTACCTCTACTCCCACTGGGACATCAGCGCGGCGACGGCCGCAGTCACAGGCTCTGGCCTCATCACCGCTAGCCTGGGTGCTGGGCCTCGTAACGGCGTAGAGACGGCTGCGTTCCTTCTGACGAGCTCCCTGACGCGTGACGTCGGCAGCTCCACGGTCCCGGACTACGAGGACTTCAGGGATCGCTTCAGCCACGCAGTCAGCCCGTGGGTCGTCAGCCAGCCTTTCGGCGGCAAGCCCGTCAACCTCTTCCGGGTCCATGCGCTGGACGACGGCACCGGCGTCTCGACGCTCTACAAGCTGTCGATCGAGAACATCGCTGCCTCTTCGGATCCGACCAACCAGCACGGCACTTTTGACCTGGTGGTTCGCAAGTGGAACGACAACGACCTGGCACCGGTCTACCTGGAGCAATGGAGGGGCCTGTCGCTGGACCCGAGCGACGATCGCTACATCGCTCGCGTGATCGGAGACGCTCACGCCTACTTTGACTTCGATCGGACGTCTGCGGCTCAGAAGGTCGCGATCGACGGTAACTACAGGAACGCTTCCAACTACATTCGCATCGAGGTCGACGCAAACCTTGACGCCGGTGGGGTCGATCCGACTGCGTTGCCTGTCGGCAGCCGCGGAACTCACCACCTCGTCACCGCTGGGACGGGCACCCTGGCAGCGCCTGTCACCCCCAACGGGGCCTGGGCGAACTCGAACTCCTTCACAGGAAGCCTCTTCACCTCCACGTCGGGCCAGGTGTTTGCCTCCACTGTGGTGCCTCCGGTCCCCTTCCGGGTCAACATCACCCAAGGTTCAGGCACCAAGCAGCAGGTCAACCCGCTGTTGTACTGGGGCGTCCAGTTCGAGCACGTCACCTCGGTCACCACACCCAACCTCAGCACCCAACCCAACCTGTCGCTCAACGCCTTCGCGGCCTTCTACCCTGAGCACCGGACCGACGTCCAGAACTTCTCGGTGGGTGACAACAACGGAGCAGCCGCGGTCAACGGCGCGATCATCGACGCTGACCTCTTCAACAACAACTTCTTCAGCCTGATGAACGTCCAGGTGGTGACGAACTCGGTTGGGATCGCCGACTCAACCCAGTGGGTGAATGCCACCTACGTCAGGAACGGCGTCATCACGGCCAGCGACGCTAACAAGACCCGCGGCCTCCTGCCCGCGGACTTTGTCCAGGCCAACAGGCGCTTCCTCAAGTGGTCGTTCTTCCTCCGCGGTGGGTTCGACGGGACCAACGTGTTCGATGTGGATGAGTCTGCGCTGAACAGCAACGCGGTCGAGGCGGACATGAACGCCACCAACCGCAACACCAACAACGGCGCCACGGTCTCGGCCTACAACACGGCCCTCAACGTGATGGCTGACACCTCGAACGTTGACATCCAGCTGCTGGCTGTCCCCGGCGTCCGGCACCCGGTCGTCACCGATGCCGGCGTTGCAGCGTGTCAGAACCGCGGCGACGCGATGTTCCTGATGGACATCGAGCAGATCGACACTGCAGGCTTCACTGTCTCCAGCAGCGTCCAGCAACCGTCGGTCACCCTGACGGCGCAGAACTTCGCCAACCGTGCGGAGAACAGCAGCTACGCAGCCGCCTACTTCCCCGACGTGGTGATGACGGATCCCAATACCCTGACCAACGTGGTCGTCCCGCCGTCAGTCGCGGTCCTGGGCGCCTTCGCCTTGAACGACGCCGTGGGTCACCCCTGGTTCGCTCCGGCAGGCTTCACCCGGGGCGCCTTGCAGACCACTCAGGAGGCGGTCGTCAAGCTGACGAAGGGGAACATGGACGTCCTCTACGACGTCAACATCAACCCGCTGGTCGCCTTCCCGGGCAACGCCTCGGGCGGAACCAACCCGAAGGGCGGCGTCCTCGTCTGGGGACAGAAGACCCTCTACCAGCAGGCCTCGGCCCTCGACCGGGTCAACGTCCGCAGGCTGCTGCTGACCATCAGGCGCTCGGTCCGTGACATCGCCAACAGGATCATCTTTGAGCCCAATAGGGACGCGACCTTGGCTGCCTTCTCGGCGGCGGTCACCCCTGTCCTCCAGAAGATCCAGGCCCAGGCCGGCCTCGACCGCTTCCGGGTGGTCATTGACAGCTCGACGACGTCCCAGCAGGACATCGAGAACAACACGATCAGGGGCAAGATCTTCGTGCAACCTACAAGATCGATAGAATATGTTTCTCTCGATTTCGTCGTGACTAACAATCTCGCTCAGCAGTGACGTGATCTGCCTGCTCGAGCAGGTTAAGATCACCCAATGCACGTCGTCTACAAACACACCAACCGTCTCAATGGTAAGGCCTACGTAGGCTTCACGCCGAAGGTGCCCATCCCTGGGTTGACGGCTGAAGAGTTACTCCACCGACGATGGAAGGGGCACTTGTTTGACGCTGAAAGAGGATCCGATCTCGTCTTCCACAAGGCGATCCGAAAGCATGGGCTTGAGGCATTTGATCACGAGATCCTTGAGGTGTGTGACACCCTAGAGCAGGTCTTGGAGCGCGAGATCTACTGGATTGCTGAGCAACACACGTCCCTTGATGAAGGTGGGTACAACATGACCCACGGTGGCGAGGGTAACCTGATGACTGATGGGATCAAGCTGCATCATAGGAAGGCGACAAGCGAAGGAACACGTCGAGCACGTCAGCGACCTGAGGTTGTAGAAAATCACCGTCAAGCAATGCGTGAAATGTGTTTACGTCCTGAGATCCGGGAACAACGAAGTCGTTTACAGCAGATCGTTAGCAAGCGACCCGAGACCCGAGAGAAGAAATCCCTGAGCTTACGAAAAGCGTGGGAATGTTCAGAAAAATTCCACGCGAGACGGAAAACTACACAACAGATTGACATGGAAACAGGCGAAGTCATTGCAACGTACCCGTCTGCGCGCGCGGCAGAACGTGCAACTGGCATCTCTCAAGGAAACATCAGTCATTGCGCTCGAGGAGCGATAACGTATGCTGGGGGTTTCATCTGGCGCTACGCCTGACCCGATCGTTTCCTGTCAACACCCCTACTTAGAGCAATCGTGCTGGGATCTTCCTGGCAGTCTAGGAGTGACAGGACATGAAGAAGGCGATCAAACTGACGCAGCAACAGCTCCGTCAGCTCATCATGCAGGAGGCCAAGCGCCTCGTCGAAGCGCCCCCGGGCAAGCACTTTGAGATCCAGGACATGCCCCACACTGTGGAGCAGGACGGCGACCTGGTGGAGGCGATCCGCAGCCTGGTCGAGGCGCTGGCCTACTTCTGCGAGCAGCTGGCCGTCAAGGAAGGCCTTGTTGGCGAGGAAAACCGCCACGAGGTCTCTGACTTCCTGATCCCTGAGGCTGACAGCGCGATCCGCGAGGCTGTCTATGACTTCGTCTCAAACGCACTCGACAGCGTGTCTGACATGGGTGTGAAGGGCGAGTTCTGATGAAACCTGTCAAGCTGACGCAACAGCAGCTCCGTCAGGTCATCAAGGAGGCGCTGCTGGAGGCCGGCTCAGGCGACATCAACTTCGCTGAAGAGCTCTTCGAGTTCGTCATCACCGCCATCGATGACCTGATACCCAACTTTGACGCTGTCGGTAAGAGGGCGGCAGAAGCGGCAACCAACCGCCTCAAGGACCAGGTTCCTGTCCCGGGTCGGTTCGAAGACGTTGAGCCGATCGCAGAAGAGATCGCCGCCGCTGTCATGTCAAACCAGCGGATGCACAACATCGTCCAGAGCGTGGCTCGTAACATGCTCATTGAGCTGATGGGTTGAGGAGGTTCGTTCCGATGAAGCTATCACAGAAGCAGCTACGCAGGATCATCGCTGAGGTCATCTCAGAGGATGCATTCAACCTTGCCCACCATGGCCAACCAAAGAAGATTACAGGCCAAGGCGGAGGCAAGTGGAAGGCCGTCGGGGCTGACGCCCGGATGGCGGCTAACGCCCTCCAACGGGTCTCTGACGCCGTGATGGATGAGGACGAGGAAGCCGCGGGCAAGTGGCTTCAGGCGGCCGAGAGGTTTGCCAAGAAGGCCTACAATTCCCTGCTCGGTGGCGGCAGCAACTGAGGCGAATACTTACGATCGATCCGGTGACAGGAGAAGAAGACCATGGCTGAGACGCTTGACGTGACATCGATGCTGCCCAACAAGTTCGAGCCCAAGCGGAAGAACCGCTGGCTGCTGATGATCGAGGGCATCGACGCCTACATCATGAAGACGACGGCCCGGCCGTCGCTGACGACTGAGGAGGTCGAGGTCCCCTTCATCAACAGCCGTCGCTACCTGGCTGGGTTGACGAAGTTCAACACCTTGGCGGTGACGCTCCATGACCCGATCGCTCCTTCAGGCGCCCAGCAGATCATGGAGTGGGTTCGCCTCCACTTCGAGAGCGTGTCAGGCAGGTCCGGCTATGCTGACTTCTACAAGCGCGACATCCAGCTGAAGCTGCTGGACCCGATCGGCACGGTCATCGAGCTGTGGGACGTCAAGGGTGCCCTGATCACTGAGGCCAACTTCGGTGAGCTGACGTATGAGGACGGGACGCCCGCGGAGATTTCGCTAACGCTCCGCTTCGACAACGCGGTGCTTCAGTACTGAGCCGGTTCACAAACCCCCTGAACCGTGGTAGAAAGAGACCAATGAAGCTCACCCAGAAACAGCTACGCCAGATCATCGAGGGCGTGGTCACGGAAGCTGATGAGTTTGGCGGCCAGCTCGATGCTCTGATGCAGAGACAGGTGGCTGCGATCATCCAAGCCTTTGAAGAGGTCGCACGTGCCTACCAAAGGGCTGACGGTGTCGTCGCCATGGCGCGCTACAACAAGGCCTCTCGGCATGTAAAGAACGTCCTTGAGATCCTCGAAGGTCACCCGGAGAACGTGGAATGAAGCTCACCGAAAGACGCCTCCGCAGCCTCATCAAGGAGACCCTCAACGAGGTGCGTCCTGGCGAGGATCCTCACGTCGCTGACCAGGGGCTCGAGGTCATGACCGAAAGGGTCGCTGAGGCTCAGGACGCCCTGCAGAAGCTCCTCAAGGCGCACAAGGAAGACAAACCTGTCAGCGCCATGCAGGCCTACAACCGAGCTCGAGCCGCGATGAGGGACATCCTTGAGGTCCTCGAGGGCCACCCAGAAAACGTGGATTACTGATCATGAAGCTCACTGCTAAGCAACTCCACAAGGTCATCAAGGAAGAGGCACAGGACCTGGCACAGGCCAAGAAGCCTGTTCGAACGGGCCAGAAGAACCCAGCGACGGGCTTCGGCATGCCGAAAGGCGTGGACGTTCGCTTCGCCCATCAGCTGGCGGACGTGATCGCTGGCAGCATCGATAACCACCTCACTCACCAGCTGGAGAGCATCGTCTCTGCTGTCTCCAAGGCGGTCTCCGCTGAGCTGGCTGACGAGTTCGGCGCCCGTCCCGAGAAGCGCCAGCTGATGGGGTTGAGCGGTGCCCAACAGGTCGAGCTCGAAAAGCTGGTGGTCAAGTACTTCAACGAGCGCTACGGCATCAAGGACCTGGTCGCTGAGATCGTGGCCGAGGTGATGGTCAACTTTGACGATGTGGTCGGTCGCCACTGAGGCAGGACACAAATGAAGCTCACCGCAAAGCAGCTCCGCAGGGTCATCAATGAGGAGGCCAATCGCTTGGCCGAGGCTCCCAAGAAGCGCCAGACAGGTCGCAAGAACCCATCGACGGGTCACGGCATCGCCAAGAACAAGCGCTTCCTAGAGAAGTTTGCTGTCCACATCGCATCCAACATCGATGAGTACATCGATGACACGCTCAGGCAAACCATCGACAGCGTTGCGGTCAACATCCTTGTAGAGAAAGTGATGAATGACCTGCATGATGAGCTGGGCGCCCGGCCAGAGACCGCAGAAGAGCTGGCGAAGGTGAGCCCGACCACCCTCGAGGCTGCCGTCGTCAAGTC